CGAATGCAGACAGCCATATGGTTTTTTCGCCCTCATGTCCTTCGGGCTTTTGCGAGCCAGCTTCTATCAGTTGTACCTGCGAGAGGGTGAGCGGGTCGGAAATCGTTACCGTACCCGCCCACCTGGAAACAGGTGATGTTATTTGTTTTGACATGCGTTACTACTTTCTTCCGCTATTGCGGACTATCAAAATCACGCCTCGGCTGCATTGCCCCATGCAGGAGCAGTCGGCCCAAATATATCGAACGTCGCTGTCCATGTATTGGCAACAGGATCAACCATGAATGAATTGCATAAATAACCACTGGTTGCGCTCATGGTCAAGCCAAACTGTGGCTCTGTATCCCATGCCTGCCGAATGCCAAGACGAATGTCAAGAGCCAGCGGAACATTCAATCCGACAATCGCTTGCATGTGCGTGATAACCACCGTGTCGATGGGGCCGCCAACCGTGAGCGGGCCGGCTGGCTGGCCTACCACCACGTTCTTGACCGCATCTGAAAAACTTGTCACATCTTGAACATCATACGTCAAGCCAACCGCGCCAACAGTATTGGTATAAGCGGTCAAATCTGTGAGAACCCCCGAAGAGTTATCAACTAAAAATTTTACATACTTGCTGTGCGTACGTCCAGTATTTGCCGGCATTTTATTCTCCTTATGGTAAATTGTTTCTGATAAACGCAACTGTAAATGTTGCAGTGGTTGCCGTTCCCCAGGCTACCTGGTAACGGATATATCTTTTAATAGCCAGCGTTGACGAGAGTGCCACCATGCCATGCTTGGGTGATACGGACGCATCGATCAATCCGCTGGTTGCGACAGTATCCAAAGTGCTGGCAGCAAAGTCTGCGTCAATGTTTGTCCCGTCTGCGTCCTCGGCTTTCAGCGTCAAGTCACCATTACTGGCAGTCAGGTGATAAACAAATATCCCGCCGAGTGCGGATGTGCCTGCAATGTCATCAATGCCCGTGCCTGTATTGACACCGCCCGCCGATGTAAGGTCTGTTTTTGGAAGTAACAAATGACCCCACGGCTTTTTGTAAACCAACGTGCCTTGACTTGACGAACCGCCGAACGGAATGTTTACAGCCACAAAGCCGCTGCCCTGTTCGACTGAATAATCCGTCTGCTCCATCTTCCAGGCGAAAACATTATCGCCCTTCGCTGGTGCGGCGTTCGATCCAATGCTAACCATTAGATTACGCGTGCCTTTACCAGCCGCCGCCTTACCTGCCAGAACATACAAGCCCGCCGTATCGTTATCGAGGAATGCAGAAATGGGGCCAGCCTGTATGTCACACTTACCGATAAGGATATTTTTAACCGCGTCGGTTATCGCCGCATCAGGTTCAGCATCGAACGCCCAGTTCAACGCCCCGACCGAACGGGCATAACCTGATATATCCACGCCATCTACAAAAACTCGAATATGTTTATTGTGCGTTCTAGCCATTTGATACCTTCTTTGTGCGCGTCACCTTTGCGATGACGGGCATTACTTCCAACGGTTCTTCGATAGGCTCAGGCTCAGGTACTATTACCCGCGTCGCTTTCTGTGCTACTCCAAGCCGTATCAACTCCAAGCCTTTTGACACATTGATTTCAACGACTTCGTTGAGACTGCGCAACTGCATATCCGTTTCACGTCCGAGATGATCTTCTAAAAATTTTATTCTCATTGTGCAAACTCCAGGACGTGCAAGCTAAACAGCACGCCCCAATAACTATTGCCAACCGGGTCGTTGATTATTCCAACGTCACCTAGATTGCCGAGCGTCATATCCACCAAGCCGTCGATGGTATCGTTGCACATGATGGTGACAAGTATCGCAGACAGGTTGGTTATCAAACTACCGTAAGGCGCAAAAGCATTAATGCCGCTGCCCACTTCGCAATGTAGATATACATAGTTCAAGTCATATTCCATATCCAGCTTTGCCGTTCCCATGCTGCCGAATGTTTTAAACGTGACTTTCGTTCCGCTCATATATCCGTTCGGCTGCGGGATGATTATCGGGCAAAGCATCTTGGCGCTGTCAGGGATGGATGTAATATCTTTTAACGTAACGCCTGAAACAGTCAAGCCTGCAATGGACGTGGCGATGGTTTCAACGTGGCAGGCGGCTGTCATAGCTTGTCCTTATGCCCATCGATAAACGCCTGTGCGCTGGCGCTAATGTCACGCGGACTGATTACCACGCCCGCCGCTGTAATGGTGACGGCGCTGGATGTGGAGTTACCAAATCGCCTGTTATATGCGCTGTTGCTCATCTCAAGCACCGCATTCACCGCGCCGCGTTCAGGCTGCCAGATGTAGACGGTTATTCCGCTAAGATGCGTTGCGGCTGTGCTTCCGTTATCGCCCCTCGATACTACGGTTATTTTTCCGCTTGACGTACTGGCGACAATACCCAACTCATCCCCGTACCTGATAACCTGGCCTGCACTGAAGAGGGCGGATGAAGTTACATCGAACTCAACTTCCGTTAAATCCAACGCCTCCGCCGTGGTAGTGCCAACCTTCCAGCCATTGCGGGAATACTGCTGGCGGTAGCACCATATCCCAGTAACGCTGATTGCGTTCTCCGCGCTGCTAAGATTGCTCAACGTCCACAAAAGTGTGGATACATCATTCAGCTTTATGGCGTAGGCGGGTGATATGTTTTTGGGAACCAGAAAATAATCGCTGGATGTGATGGTTGTGCCGTCGCCATTGACGAGGGTCAGCACCTCTAATAAATCCTCGTCAAGGCATAGCTCGCGAGTATCAGGCACGTCATAATAACGGGTTTGTACATACGGATAAAATACGCGCCCGCTCTCGTCGTCAATGTAACGGCTGGCAGAATCAAGCAAGCCGTCAATAACCACGTCATCAGCCAGATTGATATTTATAGCCTGCCCGCGGGCGGTGACGTATGCTTTATAATCGGCAAGCGAAGCATATGAGTTGCGGGATGTCATTAGTACTCGCAGTAATAAACCACTAAATACCCAGTCACCGAAGTTCCGCCACCCGAAGCAATGACGGCTTGAATGTTGCCGCCCAATACAGGCTCGGTTCTATCGCCGCCAGTTGTGCCAGTCAACGCCGCGCCATCCTCAACCTTATGTTCCAGGTCACGCGGATAGAACCATAGCGCGGAAGTGCCAAGGCTGGTCTTTGTCAATAGCGGCTTGGATGTTCCTTCCATTCCTTCACACGTCACAACAATGCCCGCGCCTGTGTCTATTGATTTGGGGATATACAAAAGCGCGTACAGTTTGCCAGTTACCGCCGCGCTTTTCACGGTACACGCGCCAGTTGCTCCAACCGTTGTAAGTTTCAGTACAATATCTTTCATGGTTGCCTCAGTAGGGGCGGGCTTTCACCCGCCCCAATTTGTTAAGCGTACAGATTTACTGCCACACCTGAAAGGTCAGCACCCGTCACGGCGTTCATATTACCTTGAACACAACCCGTATCGCTCGCGTCAATTTTCGCGACGTTGGTAAGCAGGCAATCCTTCAAGAAGAAGCGACCAGTGGTAGAACCAGGCACAACAAAGGCAGAAGCTAAAGCACTTGTCCCGCCCGCCGCGCTGGTATTGATAAAGATACAATTATCAAAGAGCGTATCGCGTGAGACAGCGGTCAGATTGTTCGCCTCTACAAAAGCGCAACCAGTGGAGTTAGCCCAAATTCTGAACTCGCAATCATTGAAGCGATTACGGGCGGCTTCGCTGCCAGTTACGAAGGTAAGGGCAGAAACGCCAGTAGCAGAAACAATCGTATCGGTACCGATTGTGCAATGATCGAAAGTGTTTTCGTCACCACTGATTTGGAGGCTAGAGCCGCCGTCAACGTTCTGAGTTGCATTGCTTGAGCCTGCAAAGTGGACATTCTCAAAATAGTTTCTGTCACCACTAACGAGCATATCCACAAGGCTGGTAGCAACCGCCACGCCCTGATTAATGTACACGTTAGCTATTACGCATCCCGTCCCTGAGACTGTGAACAAGGGGGAGATGTCGCTGCCTGCCAATTGGAAGAAGCGGGCGCGTTGGTAAACATGAGTGGGGGCGCACACACCAATCAAATGGGTGTAGCTTTTCGCCCATACAAAAGCGGCTGAGAGGGTGGTACTGGTTGTGCCAGCGATGTAATAAAGTACATCATTCTTACCATCAGCTAAAGCGGCATAAGCAGTCAAGAAGGTTTTGAAAGCGGTCTGGGGTGACTTGCCATCATTGCCATCTGCGCCATTGGTCGGGTCGTAAAAGTAAGCAGTACCCGCGCCGTGTCCAAGTAATGAGCCAGCACCCGCGCCGTCAATCAAATCTGAAAGCTGGGAACGACCCTTGCGAAGTATATACGTGTTCGACATTTTATTTTTCCTTTGCCTCCACCCCCGCACGCACACGCGCACGGGGGTATCAGGCTGTCATATCAGATTAAACAGACAAGCCGTAAGAAATTGCAGCGGCTTCGGTGTCACGGTAGCCCATGCCAAAGCGGGCCATGGATACGATCTCCCATGAATCGCTGTTGGCAAAGCGGGTGACTTCCATCGTCATGCGGCGCTTGAACACGAACTTCCATTGATCCCAACGGACGGCAAGGATCGCGCCGTACAGGTTGCTGGTATCAGTGTCGCTAACAAACCCAGTTGAGAGCGTCATGCGCTTGGCGCTTGATTTGTGCATCTGCCATGATGGGAGGATTTCCACGCCAAAGACGCGGGTCAAGAAACCATTTTCCAAAGTGGCAGACGAATAAACATCCTTCGTCAGCACTTCGGGCAACTTCATGTTCGCCCAGTGGGTATTGGCATCCACGATGAAACTGACTTTGGTATTATCCGCGCCAGCCATGCCAGCCGTTCCCATGAGTTTCAATGTTTCGATG